TCGTTCAAACGCTCGGCATCCATCGTTGCACCCACACCAAACTGATTGGCTTGTTGCTGTTGCGCCTGGTTTGCAAGTGCAGAGCGTAAATCCACATCGGACTGTACAAGGTCTCTGCGTTGTTGTAATCCAGCTTGCTCACTTTCCTGTGCCATACCACGAGTGATGTCACCCTGTTGCAACCCTGCTTCCTGTCCAAGTACGGACTGTGCAAATGCTCGATTCTGCATTCTGCGTGCGTTGTCTTCAGCAACCCTTGCCTCTGCTTCTGCGATTGCACCTGACTGATCAAAAGTTCGCCCCATAAGCGTGGATCTTGCTCGTGCAGCTTCTGCAATTTGTCGTTCTTCTCTTGGTGTCAGACCTTCTTTAAGTGCAGTTCGTGCATCACCTAATATGTCAGATCGTAATGAATCACCACCACGTGCCAACTCCTGGTCAAATTGCGTGTTTGCTTGTAAGCGTAATGGGTCTGCCACATTAACATCTCCCACACCTGTAAATGTTGAACCCGTTGGTACTGTAATTGCCCCTGCTCCCGTTAAAGTATCTTTTTGTGATGCAAGTACATCTCTTGCATCTGCAAGTGCCTGTTGCGTGCCAGGCTTGTAGTCCTCCATTATATCCTGATATGTGCCAGACAACCGGGCAACATCAAGTAAATCACGTTCCCGTTGACGGGACAAGTTGCCTGCTGATAGATCCTCGGCATATGCTGCTGCTCCAAGGAAGTTACCTTCTGCATCAAACCCAGCACGTCTACCTGTGTCAGTTTGCTTGTAAGTAGTAGGCAAGGTATCTCCTTTTGCTTCACCCTCCCTAGCGTAATGAGCCTCTCCCCACTCTGCTAGTGAACGTGTTGGCAGTCCCATCTGTTCACGCTCTGCATTGTCACGTGCAACCTCTGCCATGTAAGCAGGATTATTTCGTACATACTGCTCGTAGTCTGGACTAAGTACTGTGTCCTGCACTGTACGTGAGTCACCAAGCAAATCAATCATACCATCTCCTGTGCGTTGAACAGGAATTGTGGTAGTCTCTGTTGTGCCTGCCTTGGAAACGTCAGTAATTATATTGCCTTCTGTGTCCTTGGCAAAGATTGGTTGCGCATCCGTAACAGCATAGGAGTTTTGGTTTTCACCCATGCCAAACCCGTCAAATCCTTCAGACCCCATTATTATTTTTTGATCGAATCCAGATATCGATTCTCGATCATTTTTAATACTAGCTAATATGTCTTGATCAAAATTTGGGTTTGCTTCTAAACCTGTAATTAGTTCGTCCGTAAGTTCTGTTAAGGTTGGTTCTAATGCATTTTGAAAACTCCCCAATTCCATATTTCCGGTAATTGGTCTGATGGCAGTTTGCTCAATAACATTTCCACCTTCATCCACAAACTCAACTCGTACTCGCTGTGCGCGATCTTTGTATTCATCAAATTTATTGGGATCACCAGCGTCAGCGATTACATTCCCATCAGAGTCCTCAATAACTGCACGAATCTTTGCTTGGCCAGGTTCAGAGTACCCGGATATTGCACGCCCTTGATCATCGTATGTGACCTCTTGTGTTTGCCCACCAGTCTGTCCACCAAGCAAGGTTGACCTTAGTACATCTGTGTCCACCTGTGCAGCTTTTTCTCGCAAAGATTGTTCGAGCGGAAGCAGACTTTCCAGTGAGCCTACGCTGGTAAAATCTGCATCCCCAACCTTTTGACCTGTGAGCAAAGCAAGCTGTGTCTCAAGTGCTTCCCGCATGCCTCCACCATAGCTCGTAAGATTTGGTTGCTCTTGCCCACCACCCATTGCTTGATCAACTATCCCAAAGGGATCTACTACCTGGTCTACTACACTTGACATATCATTTTCTCCGTTGAATTTTATTAAAATCGTACCATCTAATTGGTTGGTCTTTTGTTGCACGCATCCATCCAACATAAGGAAGACTGTAAGGTGCTTGCCGGATTAAATCTTTTACTTTTCCAATGGCCATATGAACATACCAAGCATTTGGATTTTCTATTTTCCATTGATTAACAGGATTAGTTTCAAGATTCCTATCCACAGGCTTTAAAAGCAAAAATTGATTAGGTGAAATAAACACATGACCATACGCCATATATCGTGTGATATCGGTAAACATATCATTATTACACTTGTCGTATAACCTTTTTGCTCGTTCCAAAATATTCATGTACTAATTGTCGCTCCTAATGCGACCACCTTCCAATTTGATCCATCGGATACTGCGACTGTTGCTGCACCTGCGTTTCCATCGGTTACATATATCATTTGTCCGGCTGGACTAGCACTTGGCACACCAGCCACATCGTATGATTTTAGTGTCATTATTGTTCCACTTATCGTGCCACCTGTCAGAGCAACTGCATTGCTCGCTTGGGTGGCAATTGTGCCTAATCCTAAATTTGTGCGTGCAGTACCAGCAGTTGATACATCTGATAAATTATTGCCTGGTTGTAGAAATGCAGAAGTTGCTTGTGTGGCAGCAGTACCTAGTCCAAGTGCAGTCCTTGCTGCCCCTGCATTTGCACTTCCTGTACCTCCATCTGCAATTGCAATGGGTGAGGATAGACCACTAATCGTACCACCTGTGATGTTCACATTTGATTCATTAATTGTGACTGTTGGTTCACCAAGTTGATTTAGCGAGGCAGCATCCACGGAAACGCCCGTGGCAAATGTGAACCCGCGCTGAACTGTTGCAGTAATAGCCATTATGCAACTTCCCTTCTTGCATTTGCACCCACACCAATTGCTTCTAAAGATAAGTGTCTAAAGCTCGGTCTGCCACTTGTGACATTGATTTCAATTTCCGCACCATACCCACGGGTACGACCCGTACCAAAGCGGAAGAGTGCTTCTTCTGTTCCGTCTGCGGTGTGGCTCAAAACTGTTGTGCTTGCATCCGGGTCAAGTGTGTTGACCTTGATGTTAAATGCATCGTTGTTTACTGTGTTTGCACCCACTTGACCACGCTTCCATGATTTCACTCCAATGTCTCCAAATGTGAATGAGCGTGATACAAGTTTACCTGCAATTGCAGTTGTGCCGGATTCGCTTGTACTTCCTATCTTGCGACCAGAATCATCAATAGAGTTTTCTTCCATAAGATAAAACCCGGTATCATTACATGCGAATAATCTGCGTCTTGTTGGTGCAGATCCGTGGGAACAAATTACCCAATCGTCCACGTGAAATGCCAAACTACCTGCCATTGCCGGATAGGAATCAACACTTGTCCAGGTGGATGTGAGCAGATTAAATATAAATATCTTATTTGGTACTGTTGAACTACCTGTTGGTACGGCAAGGTAGTACTTGTTGTCATACACCACACCACATGCAGTATCTGCTGCTGCAAAGTTAACCTCATCAAATTGGTCTTGTATAGGTCTGGTCATGGGTATGGTTTCACCACTTATTTTACTAATAGCTACTCCAAGTCCCTTGGCTGGGTCAGTACCAGGTGACAAGACGATGACCCCGTTATCTGATAGAAAGAATGTTTGTGGGCCAGACTGTGCAATTGATTTGCGTGCCACACAACCATGCTGTCTTGTTATCTCGTAAGTGTTAGCTGCGGAGGTTGTGGCAATGTTATTTATCATGTGAATGCTGTTGCGCATAAACACGATTAGCTGATCTTCTTGGTAAGGAAAAAATCCTACAAGAAAATCTGCACTTCCTTTGTTTATTCTAAATTGTGATTCAGCAGCGTAGTAATTATCTGTGTCTAACAAGTCAGACATTAAGATTGTGTAGTTACTATCTGTGGGTTGTGGGATGATTAAGCGATTCCTAAAGAATACACCATAATCCGTGTTTGGACATTGTATGCGTCCTGCACTTGGACTTCCATTTGCTTTGACCACAAAGTCATTGCTTACATCTCCATCCCATTCAAGTGGTGTTTTATTTTTACCACGAAACAATATGAGTTTTTCCAATGCCTGCACAAAGCTCGCGCCATCTGCCGTGGCCACAACTTCACTGCCAGGATAATCAATATCGATGCCTGAGTTGTTTGCGTCATTCCATAGAATTACTTTATCCTTAGTTGCAACTGCAATGTACTCATTTCCTGTTGCAGGATCTGAGTAAACCGAAGCACAAAATACCATTTCATTCGTGCCATTATAACTAAGTGTAACTGCACCTGCCAAGAAATCTATACCTTTGCGTACCTCTGCAAGGTCACCAATCAAGCGCATATTCTCGCTTGTCTGTACAAAGCCCGGTTCTAAACTTGTTGCTTCTTGGTACGAATCAATACCACGAAATCCACGATCTCCATCTTGAAGAACCTGGTCATCGAGTCTGCCTGTTGTACGATACCTTGCCATAACTCACTTCTTCTTTACTTCTTGGTAGAGTTTTCTACCCATGTACACGATGGTGATAATACCTGCAATGCATCCAAATAAACTATCAAGATGCGACAAACCAAAGGTGGCAAGCGTACCACCCATACC